ATCTGAAAAAGAAGAACTTATGGTACAAACTAGAAGAAGTGATACGTTTGAACTAAAACATGAAGCCATGGGAGCGGTGTTAAAACTAGCTGCTATGGGGGATATGGGCGAAATACTCAAGGATTAATATATGAAACTAGGTGACTATTTACCGGAGGTTCCTGAACTTGTAAAAGGTTTAGGGGACATTCATAATACTTTAGAATGGCTAAATCTTAGCAAGGGGTATAATGATTCTGCTGCTTCGACTGCATCAGGGAGAACGCCTACTCTAGGAATTGAGACAGTTGTGAATGGTTGGATACGCAACCAGATGGCGTATCGGAAACAACTTATTCAAGATATACAAACTATAGCAATGCAGGTAGAGGAAATCAGAGCACCTCTCCACCATATAACTAATGAAGTGTTCAGGAGAGGTATAAAACTGATTCCGGATACGGAGAATCCCGATCATGGTGAAGTAGAACGGCTAAAGAAATATCTAACCGATTGTAATATTTTTGATCAAAGTTTGGAACAGGTGCTCCGACAGGTGCATTTCGATCTAAACTCTACAGATGATGCATTCGTTTATCTGGTAAAAGATTACTTTATAGATAAGAAAGATAAATCTATAAAATCTAAAGTTAGAGAGATACGTAGATTAAATCCAGCCCTTATTGAATTTGATCTAGACAACAAAGGTGTACCTAAGCATTCCCACTGGGTTTGTCCTGTCGATAGGAACGATGTTTCTGAATCAGAAGGTAACTGTTCTAAAGGGCACAAAAGATTACCTGTTATGTATAGGTATCGGCACAGGGAAACCAATATTTATCTCTTTAATGATGAGGTAATTCATGTATCAAAGTTTTCTCCATCGGAAACTTATGGGTGGTCTCCTATATTAACAATATTTGAAAAAGCTCTTACCCTTATAGGAATGGATAAGAACTTATATCGTTATTTCTTTGAGCGTAAGATGCCCTCTTCCATGTTGCTGGTACATACCGATGATCCAGAGAGTTTACGTAGAGAACGAGCTAATTTAGCCGCAAATGTAAAAGCAGACCCTAACTTTATACCTATGGTAGCGGTATCAAGTCGTAACCAAAGAGGTAGGGTAGATATGGTACGGTTGTTCCACACCCTTCAGGAAATGGATTATCTTCCGGTGCGACAGGAGATTAGAGAGCGTGTATCAGCTATGTGGGGTGTTACTCCTGCATGGCAGGGTGCCCCGGAAGCTTTCGGCGGGTTGTCAACGCAGACTCAACAATTAGTAGTTATGAGTAGGGTTGTGGAGGGAGACCAACGTATCTTCCATGAGAAAATATTCCCCGCTATTTTAGACGCATTTAATGTCACGGAATGGAAATTAGAACTTCCGAACCCAGAAGAAAAGGCTGAAGCCACTAGAATTAGTTTTGCGTTGCAGCGTACTCAACTGGCTGCACAGTTAGCTCAGTTAGGATATGATGTAAATCTAAAGGATTCAAAGGTAGATGTAGAAGAAGCTCGCTTCATAGTTTCCGGTGAGCCTAAGATGGTAGAAGCTCAAACTAAACAGATGGAGCAGATGGTTGAAATGCAGGATCAGCAGATAGAGCAGATGGGGCAACAAGCAGAGATGGCACAACAACAGGCAGCTACGGGTGGAGAAGCGGGGGGTGAAGAAGGACAACAGATGTCTCCTGATTTGGCCCAATTACTTCAACAGCAATCCGAAGATCAGCCCCTCTTTAAAATTAAGCCTCCTCCGCATAAACGAAAACATGGGGGAAGATGGCAAGGAATTACTCCCAGTAATAGAGATTTGGCTGTTCAGGATGAGACAGATAAATTAGGGGAGAGAACCCAGAAGTTCTTTGACACCTTCGCTACTAAATCTTGGATGCAGGATTTGGTAGACCAAGGATACCCGGCCCCTCTGATTAAAGAGTTGTCTGACGACGGTACGAAATTATGGTTCTCTCAGAATGAGTCCCAGTATGTAGCTTTCTTGGATGATGGTCGGTTGTCTAGGGTAGAAAAAGCCACATTCGCAAGACCTCCTGAACCTGTTAAAACTGAAATTACTTCGTCTAGTCCAGTACTTGAGGATATTTTAAACGATGGGTAGTACACAAGATTTACGAAAGTTTATTAAGATTAGTAAAATTCGACCGCCGAATCAAAGTCCACACGAGGCTCAAGAGGAAGATAGAAGGCTGAGTGATGAAGAAATGAGAGAAGCTGCTGTTAAAGCTATAGAAGAAGCTAGAAAAAAAGGTAGTGCTCCTTCAACTTCTTCTACACAAGAAGAGTCTAAGCCACCTGAGAAAAAGAGTGAGGAAATACCTATGATGCAGAAAGAGGGTGATGGCGGAGGCGGAGGTTTAGCTGGTGGAGGGACAGTAGCAGTTTCCTCAGACCCCGGAGTATTTACCGATACCTTTGGTGGAGGAGCTAAACGACGCTTAGGAATGCAGCCTAAGAAAAAGAAGAAAGACAAGAAAGATAAGACTGTAACTTCCGGAGTTACAAAGGTGGATCGGTTCCTAAGGGGTGAAGAAGTTAATCAATCTAGGAAGTCAGTACAAGATTTTGCTAAATGGGTAGTAAACGAAGCACGAGTGAGCATGATTCAATTAGATGCAAAACCTGAGAATGTAAATACTAATGATATAAATGAACCTCCCGTAGTCGCTAGTAAGAAAAGTGGTACCCCTAGAAATCCCTACGGTAGGCGTGGGAAGCAGGGACTGGCACCCGGACAGCAAGGGTACACAAGACCTCAATTCAGCCACCACTTTAATAAGATGGAGGCAATCTCGAAAATGCTAGAGTCTAACCCATCCGTATTGTCATTATTGAAAGCCCTTGACACCGATGTTCCCATAGGAGTACACTAGTAGGAGATTAGACAAGCTTAGTTAGGGAGGAATTTATGATTCCAGAAATTGCGAAGTCAGAGCTTATACGCAAAAGACAAGCAGGGCAGACATGGACAAGTATGGCTAGGTGGCTAGTCGAAGAATACGGTATCGAACTTCATAGGTCTACTATACAACGATGGTACGATAGGGAAATTCTGGATTTCGATTCTATTCTAGATGAAGCTGCTGCTAACATGGCAGATGTAATTGCTCCAGAAGAAGAGGAAGATTTAATCAAGGATAGAATTCGTTTAGATAAACGACTTATAACGTTCAAATCCGAAGCAACTTATTATAAGAAATTGTATGAGCGATCAATCAAAGACTCTACCAAATCTGAAGTATTAGTAGACACAATCAAACGATATGTAACTCCCTTCAAAGCAGCTAAACAATATCCTACCAGAAAGCCGGGGGCCGGGAAAAGAGGAAGGTCAACCCAAGTAATGGTCGCACCTCTAACAGATACTCATGTGGGAGATAATGTTAGCCGAGAGCAGACTATAGGATTAAATGAATATGATATAGAGTTATTTAGTCGTAGGATGTGGGGATGGGCAAATCAAGTATTGAGTCTTGCTGAATACCGTAGAAATATATGCGGAGTAGATGAATTAGTTATCCCCATGCTTGGAGATATGATTTCCGGGGATATACATGAGGAATTAGCACGAACCAATGTTGATAATTGCATGATGCAGATGATGTATGGTGCCAAGATAATTAGTCAAGCGTTGATGTTCTTAGCCCCTCACTTCGATAAAATCAGAGTTCCTTGTGTCGTAGGAAACCACGGACGCATGACAAGAAAGATTCCATCTAAAGATCGCTACATGGACTGGGATTACATGCTATACCAATGGGTTGCAACCTTCGTTTCAAAGCAATCGAATATAGTTTTTGAGATTCCTAAGTCACCTAGTCATGTAAGTAACATCGCTAACCGTAATATTCTTATGATGCATGGAGATGCTATTGGAGGGGGAGGTGCAACAGCCACCATTTTACGAACAGTTACTGCACTACGATCTGTACTGCAATATAAGACTCAACTATTAGTTGACGACGAGTTCAATGTATCCTCTTCCTTTGATGATGTATTATTGGGGCACTTCCACAGGGTGGATGAGATAGATATTGGTACAGGAAGTTTGCATATTTGCGGTACAATGAAGGGAGGGGATGAATTTACCATAAGTCGCCTCAATGTTATTACAAAACCTAAGCAGATAGTATTGTATTTCCATCCACAGTATGGTCAGGTGGGTAAAGAAGTAATCTATCTTGATAGATATGATGAGGAAGAATCCGAGTTCGAGTTAGAATTACCAGAAGTTTGGGGGACTTAGACATATGCCAATGAATCTTGCGTCTCTGATACGAGCAAGGATAATAAATAACATACGAACTAGGTTACCAGAGTATGATTTGGTAAGATCAGGTAATACTTTAAAACTAACCTTAGAGCAACAATCTGCTCCCCAAGAGTATAATGAAACAAGTACTTCGGCAGAGTGGGTAGACCCATATGTAAAGATGGATAAAAAAACTAATCGTTATCGTAAGGTATTAGGATATTGGAGAGACGTAAAAGCACCTGTGCAAACAGGAAGTATCTCCGGTAAATCCGCATTCTCTCAGCTAGAGCCGAAGGAAAAAATTGAAATATTATTAAAGAAAAGACTATAGAGGGGATATAACATGAACATAGAGGAGATTACGGAGAGTCAGGAGTGGTTAATGGCGAGGCATTCTCGCACCGTAGGGCAGGTGCTTGATGTTATAGAAGCTTCTCTACCTGAGGGAACCCAATGTGAGAAAGTTAAAAAACTTATACAACAACATCTTTATGCTCTTAGAAACGATGTCTTAAAAGTAATTACAAGTGGTAAAGTGTCTGAAAATCTAGAATAATTGTATTTATAGTATGATTTTTTTATAACGTGAGTATAATATACTGAGCAGAGTTTACTGTTCAGTATATTTTTTGTATAAAGTCGGGGGTGGCTTAGACCAACTTTATGTAAAACTACATAATAGGAACCTTTACTGGAGGTTAAGATATGGCAGATAATGGCGATGTAATGGATCAAATCCAAAAACAACTTGAGGGTAATACCCTAGGGTTGACCGCTGTAGCCGATGTGTTACAGAAGATGGAAGCCCGACTTGAAAAAGCAGAAGATTATGAGTATGAGGAAGACCTTCAGCTAGCCGAAGATGAGCAGTACGCTGCTCTTATTAAAGGTGTGGCTGCGGAAGTTATAGCTATGATAAAGTCAGATAACGAGGTTGGCATTGATGTAGAAGAGAAGGTGGTTGGCGGCACCAAGTTGAGTGACGCTGCTGCTGATGACGGTTCTAAGACAGTTAGTAACGCAAAGGGTACTCCTACTGCGGATGCACAGGATACAATCGTTTCTAAGATGGGAGACAAAACTCTCCGGAAAGACCACGATGATAGAGATAGAGATGAGGATGATAGAGATCGTCGGCGTAATAAAGATGATGACGATGACGAATCTGATGAGTTTGTAGGAATGAAAAAGCAACTTGAAGACTTACAGAAACAGGTAATTAGTTATCAAGAAAACCTTAAAAAGTCTACTGATAAGCAAGTTGCTGCGAAACTCGAACGAATGGGATTCCGCGAGGAAAACGGGCTAGCAGCCCCTAAGATCATTCCGGATGAGGCTCTTGGCACAGAGGGTGAAACATTTATATCTAAAGCCGAAACGACTGATGATGTAGTTGAACAGCTTTCTAAGCTTTCTTTCCGCGAACTTCGAACCTTACAAGAGCGAGTGCAGTCAGGTGATACCGAAGGTATTCCTGTTGAACTCCTTTCCTAATAATGGAGGATAAGTAAAAATGGCAATCTCGATTAGTGAATTTATTGCTCAGTCAAATAGAGGTCTAGGTCAGTCTATTCTTGGCCCAGACTATATGGCGAAGCAAACATACCATAGTGTAGATGGTGTAGGTACGAATGTATTTACCGCTACTTATGGTAGGAAAGTCTGGACAGCACTAAACAACCAGACTCGTGTGTTTAATGCGCTTCCCAGAAATATCTGGGGTAGCACAGTTGGTTGGAGGCTCCGTACTGACCGTGGTGATGCAAGGTCACGACCGGTCACAGAGACGGGTTCAATCCCAACCGTGGACGTATCCAACATCGAAGTAGTCTCGTCACTACCACGTATAGTTTCGACGACTTTCGGTGCATCAGTCAAGTCAGTCTTTACGGCTGGTTTGGAAGGTGGTATTGGGGATGTCCTAGCCGTTGAAAGTGAAGCGGCACAGAAGGATCACCTCAAAGAGTTGAACCAAGAATTAACGGCTGGATCAGCCTACTTGGTTTCCGCAGGGGGTACAACTTCCTTTACAGTCCCAGCAGCTATAGCTTTCCACTTCAAAATTGGAGACACGGTAGCACAGAATGACACAGGTACTGGACAGGATAGGACAGGTGGTTCTGCGGTTTCCGCAGTCAATACCACATCTGGTGCTGTAACTGTTGCATCAGGAACTGCTTTCGCTGACGGTGATGTAGCATATGTTCATAGTCGTGCGGGTTTTACTTCCCTAGACGACATTGTTTCAGAAGATGCACAGGACACCGGTGGTGCTGCATCAGAAACTAGGGCTTACGATATAACGATTTCTGATCGTGTCGCAGGTACTTGGTCTGCTGCTGCTAGCATTCAAACTAACGCTGGGGTATCACGAGACCTCTCATTGAACTTGCTGGACACAGGTATCCAGAAGATTCGTGAGAATGGTGGTGAGCCAAAACTTATTGTTATGGGTCATGACCAGTACTTCAAACTTGAGCGTTTGCTCAACTCTCAGCAACGATATGTAGGACAGGAAGACTACCAAGTTGGTGTAGGTTCTGAAAAGACCTTCCCCGGTACTCGAACTGGTCTTGTTCTTGCTACTTATCAGGGTATTCCGATTCTGCCAGATGCTGACACACCTAAGTCAGTTTCTACGGCTGATGCGGTTCTGGGTTCCAACATTTACATCTTGGACACAGACTACCTTGAAATTGCGATAGCACAGCCTACGCAGTATATTGAGAACCGTGACTACTTCGCAGCTAATGCGTTGGTAGTTCGTGGTCTGCTTTATACCATGGGTGAACTTAGGGCACATCGTTTCGATGTACACGCTAAGATTGGTGACCTGAGTGCGTAATTAGGTCTTATTGATGTGGCTCCTCCTTCGGGGGGAGCCACATACTTGAACTGTAATTTGGAGGAATATAAATGGCTTTTTCAATTGCCCAAACTGGTACTGCTAGTGACATGGGGGGTGTCCCCGGAGACTGCCGCTATGTCTTTAAGACGGCTACTTTCACCAGTTCCTATGCTGCTGGCTCACTGACTGCTGCTGATCTAGGATTAGAACAATTATTTATCGTAATTGCTGAACCAGAGTCTATTGGGTTGGTAGCTCAGTATGACTACACAAACGCTACATTGGACTTGTATGAAGCAGGTTCTGATGGGGCCGTTCTCGATGAGGGAAATACTGCTGCTGGTACCGTCACAGTTCGTATTCTAGCCTTTGGTCGATAAGCAATGGCTAACCAGTCTACTGATGTCAAGTTAGCAATCTATACAGAGCGTTTAGATAGATACATAGAGACTCAGGAATCTTTGAATAAAAGATTAGTGGATAGTATAGAACAATTAAATACAAATGTCAGCACCTTACAGGGCTGGCGAAGTCGCATGTATGGAGCTAAAACTGGTTTAATAGCAGTGGGGTTACTGGTAACACATACCGTAGTAGTACTTGGTAGTCTGGTAGCTCTAGTAGCTTGGACGAATAACCGATAGGAGATAGTGAATGGCAATTTTTCATAATCAGTGGGCAGGATGGGAGATAGACCCTAGTACCCGTACCAGTACACATGCTTTTACTAAGTATTATCCTTTCAGGGACGCATCCGTAGCCAATGATGCAGTGACTACTATCCTGACAGTTGATAGAGGTATACCATCTGTAAACCTTGTAACTAACCCGTCTATTGAAAGCTCAACACTTACAATGTATACAGCTTCCGGGTCTGCTATATCCCAGAGTACTGATGAGGCAGCTACTGGGTCTAACTCACTGTTG